GCCATTCTTCTTCTTTTTCTTTTTCTTATCTTCATCCTCTATGGTTTCCCAATCTGCTGGGAGATCAAAGGTGCTGAATCGAGAACCAAAAGCTGGAACGCCAGACTCTACAGGTACTGCATCCCAGTCCATGTACTTACTCGTCTTAAAGGCTTTGTCATACCCCCTAGTTCCGGGGTTGTACAGAAGACTAGCTAGGTTGTTGTCGCCCCATATGCCACTCCTTTCGGTGGGCATGTAGCCAGAGGCCTTAGTAACAGTAGGAGCCGTGTATTCAAAATCCATAAGAGGACTCCAGTCTGTGCCAGTGCCTTCTTTTGGGCCAGTTCCTTTATCAACCTTGTCTACAACTTTTTTATCCTTTGTCTTCTTCCAATCGTCAAAGTAAGTACCATCCTTATCCTTAAAAAGGTCATTCCACTCCTGAGAACCTACTGTATATTTAGTAGCACCTTCATACGTTCCCTCAAACAGGTCAGCATCTTCCGCAGCATGCGCTCTGCCAAAAGCTGCCTTGGTGTTTGCGCCCCTCTTTATCCAGTAGTCGGCTTGTTGAGAGGGGGTTAGTCCATTCACAGTCTTGAATTTACTCATGTCACCACCAGCCATAGAAGTGTTTATCATGTTCCAAGCGTTAGCGAGATCACCCCTAGAGTCTACATAAGAGGAGAAGTCGGTGTCTGAAACATCACCCGCCTTGTATTTAGCGTACCTACTTGAATATTGGTGTCCACCGCTCATTATTGCATCCTCGTTCTTAGGTCTTTTGTGTATACTATGTAGCTATCTTTCCAGTCTGGGAGTAGCTTCTTCCACCCCTTCCTACCCCACAGTTCAAGGCCAGAGCATCCTGACCTTATGGCAAATGCCTCCACCATGTCCTTAAACTTATATAGGGTCTTAAACTCAGAACCAGCTATAGCCAATATCCTGAGTATTCTTTTCTGCGGGTAAGGCACTATCTGAGTAACCATAACTGAATGGAGTTCGTCACCCTTAACAGCAATCCAGAGTTGCATCTCCCCTAAGGAGAGAGGCTCCATGTAATCCTCCGGGGTAAGTTCCCCCTCCGCATGCTCTGTAACTTTTGCAAGTAGAGGCTCTACCTTGTCCCATATATATGGGATGTCTTCAGGGCTTAGGAGGTGCGCCCTTATAGCTTGTTCCATGTCCCATTAAAAAACGCATAGATACCCTCTCCTGTACTGCCTGGGTTCCAGTTAGTACCGTCAGCATACCTTACATCACCGTCCCTAGGCTTGCCAGGTATTCTGTTTGTTGCCTCAAGCCTAAAGGTATCTAGGTTGAAGACAATGTCTCCCAGCTTGTTTAACTCGTTAAATAGGTAATCAGGGAGTTGTAAAGGGTCTATAGGGGCTGGGTTGGGCGACCACCTGTTGACACTCTTTACTTGCTTTGACGAATACTTGTCTTTTGCCATTACGGATACATGGGATTAGAGGCGCTACCACCCCTGCTACCTCGTTTCCCTTTAGGCTTAACCTCGAACGCTAGGCTATGTAATTTCCAGTCTAAATCTTCAGTAGACTCAACCCTGATCCCAAAATATTTTCCCGAAATCCTGCAAGAAACTTTGGATTGGTTGTTGGGATTGAAAACTGTTGGCCCTTCCCAAGTTATACTTCCATCAGTAGACATTTGATGACCAACATAAACATTTACAGAGTTGTCTCCTGTTACCTCTAACTCTGGGTAGACAGCACTCACAAACTTTACTAGCTGAGGGTCACCTAAATCGTACCCAGATCGTTCAATGTAAGAAGTCATGTTGGCAGTATCTTTTCTGTTCCCGTTGTTGTCTCGGAACATCTTAGTGTTCGTAACGTCAGCAAATACTAAGTTTTCTAAATGTGTATCATAAGCAGAACTGCCCCATGCATTGGAGGAGGTATTCCAAGAGTCTCCGTCCACTTGGTTTACTATAAGGCTATTATCATGGGCCGTTGGAGTCGTACCATTCGCACCCCTTGTTATTGTGGTGAACTTTGTACCAGTTTTTCCTGTGTAGGATATCTCCTCACCACTACCATTTATTTGTAGTGTGCCAGTTGAGGTGAAGACTGGCGTCGATGTCGTGCTAACAACAGTTAAGTCTCCTCCTGATGCCGGGGAAGTAGGGGTCATAGAAGCCTCATTTAGGGTAGCTGCTGCTCCCCATCTCTCACCAGCAGGAAATATAGCCATAATTCCAGAGGACATATGAGAGGTGGTTGGCAAATCACGCATGGAAAAGGTGTTAGTTCTCCAGTTCCATATTACCGCCTTATCTACAGTAGTAGCAGCGTCAGAAGGGTAACAAGCCAGCATCTCGGTATGTAAGTGGTCTGCAACAACAAAACACTTCATCCAGCTTGGATTACTCGTATCCCCAGCATTGATGACATCAAACACAGCCCTTCTCAGTTTGTCAGGAAGTAATGGTTTTATTGACTGACCATCATTAAGATAAAAGTCTGAGTTCCCCATAAAGAAGTGACCGCCCTCAAATTCAGCTACAGCGTTCTTGGTGAGGCAACCTATCGTCGGTGTAAGCAACTTGAATGAGAATATGTAGGGAGTACCTACGTAGTTCATAATGTAAATACTATCATTCTTGTATATAATGAAGGAGTCTCCCAGAGGAAGCCCATCTACTATCTCTCCGGGGGTGTCAGCTAATTCATACTCACCCGCATCAAGGGTTGCATCGCCCTCATCCCAAGTGCTGGGTGCTGAGTAAAAAGAGGACTCAGTAGACCACTTCACAAGCCTAGGCTCTGGATTTGCCCGTTGCCAATTTAGCCCAACAAGGAAGGTTCTAAACGATCTTATGACACTACACTTATTGGTACTCGCAGGCCAGTTACTTAACTCTATCATTGGATGGGTTTTGCTTGGTATACCACTGCTCAAAGGCCACATCTGGGGGGTGTCATACCCGTTTGTAGCGATGACTATCCCGTTGTGTTTTGTAGCAGTCCACTTTCTCGTGGTGGTATTCGCATCATAGTCTTGATCTGTAGTAGTAGTAGCTAGCGTTGGCGTAACTACAGCATCATCTGGGTGGGGGTAAGCTAATTGCGCCGGAGAAGTGAGCGTTATAACCCCGGTCGATGTATTCCTGTCGGAGTAAGCAAAGGTTTCGTACTCGTTTACCCCTACGTCAGATGTTATACTTGTGCCTATCTTTAGGGTTCCTGTAGCGGATAAGGCGGTTAAGGCTGCCCCTGTCTCTACAGTTATATCTGTATCGGTAGCAGAGACTAATCCATCCAGAACTAGAGTAGTTTGCCTTGTAATAAGAGTCCAATTAGTATTGTCCCACACCGCTATGTCGTCCGTTCCAAAAGCAAACCAATAGTAGTTCCCGTTGGCGTCCTCGTATGGAAGGATGAAATAAGGGGCAAATGGACAGGTAGCCATAACTTCGGTATAGCCCCTAATTTTCTTTACACCGTTGTTCAGGAACCTTACATTATTCCCGTCAGACCATGCGTTTTGAGGAAGGTTATACGGAGGTATATCCTTTATTATTCCTATCGAGCCAAGATCATTTATGGGTACTAGAGGCATTACTCTATTCTATATCCAGTAAACCAAGAGGCTGTGGCGGTTCCATCTATAATCAAATCACCGCCGCTTTCTTGGTGTACATATACTTCTATATAATCAGATACAGATAAACTCATACTAGCCTCTAATTGCATAGTCGGTTTTCCCGTGTTTGCCCCACTGTCATAAGCTATAAAGTAATTAGCATATTTTTCTATGCTCCCGTTTTTGTGAAACCTAATTTCATTATCGTATAAGGCGTCGGTGGTGAATTTTACAGCGGTGTAAAAATGGTATTTACCAGCCAGATCACAAGTAAATTTATCCGATGCAAAGGGAGTTCCTGTACTTGTTTGCCAATCTATTGTAGGCCAAGTAACTTTAGTTGCGGTTGCAGTTGCAACGCCTGTTTGGTTTGTGCCACCCTTGGTAGCTGAAAATGATCTGTAGCCATCGGCAGCACCACCGAATGCGCTATTATCGACTGCCCAAGAGACAGCAGAGCCATCAGTAGTTAGGAACTTACCAGAATTACCCGTCTGACTAGGTAGTTCAGCACCAGCAGGGGAAGCCCAATCTAAATTCCCTGATGCATCTGTTTTTAGGTATTGGTTTGCACTGCCGTCTGCGGTAGGAAGAACCCAGCCAACATTGGTTGCGCCTAACAGTTTGAAATCTACTGCTGGGGAGGTGCTTAAAATAATCCACCCACCATCAGCAGAGTTTCTTATCTTTAAGACCTCGTTAGAGGTCGTAGTATCATACCAAAGCAGTCCGGCTGAAGTAGATGTGGGGGCAGATGTTCCTGTGTGAATCCCATTCACAGCAGCATTAGCATTTGGAAAGGTTCCCTGTAATACGCTTTTTATTAACCTAAGGTGATCGTCGCCTTCCGAGATATTATCTGAACCCGGCGGGTAGGACGGGACTAATCCGCTGATGTATGCTGCACTTTCTACTGTCATTACTTGTACTCCACATGGTATGGGTCTGCCTCTGCATCTGGTGCAATAGGCCAGCCCCAGTGTGTCTTATCTACTTCTCTATTGTGGTCTTTTGTTTCCGGGCCGATAGTTTCTTTACCATCGTCATCGTAGGTAGATTCGTACCTTACTTCGATGACCGCATGGTTCTGGAAGTTCTTTACTGCATCTATACTTGCGAATGATTCAACACCAGACTCCAGCGCATTACCGTGCTGACGTACTTCATTACGGTGTGTC